GTTGATTTCCAAGGTTATCAAACATTCAAAGACCCTCAAGGGAAGAATCATGAGTATTACATTACTCTTCGTGATCGATATGAATATTGTGCTAATACACAATCAGGAGATTGTGGTGCAGTACTTTGGATAGATCACCCTCAATTGACACATTGCATTGTTGGTATGCATTCAACCAATCACCCAAATGATGGAAAAGGATGCAGTGTTCCTATTACTCGTGAAGATATTGATGAAACTTTGAAGGAATTGGGTCGAGTTGCAGTCAATGCATTTGAACAACCTGAGTTAACTCCTTTAACAGAGTTTGATCTTTTTGGACCCGAACAACTTGTTCCTCAAGGTAATTTCCAATATATCGGAAAGATTGATAAGAATTTTCCTATGCAGCCTTCTCGATCCAACATTTTACCAAGTAAATTTCAAGAGAATTTAGAGTTACTTAAAAATAATTTTGAAAAGCAAACTGGTCGTAAATATGAAATTGATTGTAAGAAAACTCCTGCAGTAATGAAACCTGTATATCAGAACCCCGAAGATTGTAAAATTTTCTTTGAGCATGGGAAACCAATGTTCCAATTAAAGGATGAAAAGAGTCGTGAATGTACTCTCGGAGACTACAATTTATGGTTGGCAAAAGGAGGTGTTAAACGAGATCCGTTGATTGAAGGATTAGCAAAGAACTCTTTGGCTTTACCACTAATAAGATCTGAGTTGATTGATGATGCCGTTCAAAATGTTACCCAAAAATTGCTTAAAACTACTAACCACTCTTGTTCTGATGTATTTTCGAAAGCTATGTCACAGAATAATTTTTTCATGACTGAAACTAAACTTAAACAGATCACGCAAGCAAAAGATCGATATGTGCAATTAGATGGAGTTGTTGGCAAAGTTTTGAACATTTGTGGTCCTAATGCCACAATTGATAAATTTTACCAGCATTTTTATTCTCGTGTCACATTGACCAATGAAGAGAGAGATGCGTTGGAATGTTTTCGATTTAGTAAGATGTCATATGCTGAAGCAGTAGATCAACTACTATTAGACTTTTCTGCTCTATCACGCTCGCCATTAAATGAAGATGATCCAAATCCTATGATTTTAACTATTGAACAGTCTGTTTCTGGAGTTGATGGAGATCCAAGAATTCAAAGCATTAACGCGAAGAAGTCACCTGGCTTTCCTTGGTCTTGTGAACGACGTCCCTTTGGTAAAAAGTATTGGGTTGGAAAAGAAATCAAGTGTGATGGTGAAGGATGGCCTGCTTTAAAGAAAGCTGTAGAGCAATTAATTGAAGACGCCAAAACGAAAATTCCGGTAGTATATTTTGTTGATACACAAAAGGACGAACTACGCACATTTGAAAAAGTTAATGATTTTAGAACTCGAATTTTCTCAGCTGGGCCGATGCATTTCTCAATTGCTTTTAGAATGTATTTTATGCGTTTCTTAGCGCATGTAATGGAAAATAAAATTGATAATGAAAGTGCTATTGGAATTAATCCATATAGCAAAGAATGGGAACAACTTGC